GGCGAGATTTCCAGAGCCCTCCTCAAGCGCCCGGTAGAGGATTCGCAGGTAGTGAAGCATTGAGCGTTTGCTCGAGTAAGGGAGCCAGAGCTTGGTCGCCAAGGTCACGGCGGCGGTGGTTGTGTTGTTGGAGAGTCGCCAACGGCCGGGCGAGTTGCTGCCTCCCGATCCGGTGATGAGAAAGTCGATGCCGTCTCCGGGGTGGCTTGAGGTGATCGTCAGTCGCTCGGCGCCGGTGGTCATACCGACGAGGGTCGTGGTGGAGCCACCGGCGCTCGCATTCGCCTGGGGTGGCTCGAAGGTGCTCCATGCCCCGGCTGCGGCGTTGAAGAGGATACCGATCGCCTTGTCGCCATACGACCAGGCGATCAGTGGTCGCTCGCTGTCGGCGGCCCCGAAGACACTCGCCGAACCCGGGGCTATCCACGCTTTCTCTGTCAGGTGCCGTCGGACGACGCCCTCGCCAAGCTCGGCCACCGTCTCGCCGCTGATAACGACGTTGGGTCCGCCACGGCTCCAGTAGTAGATGTCCGTTCCGAAGAGGGCAACGGAGTCCTCGTCTTTGGCGCTCATCCCCTGATTGGCGGTGCCGATCTGCCGCAGCGACCACACGTTGTCGCCGCCCACGTAGTCGATGCGATACACCCCGAACTCGCAGAAGAGAACGCCGAAGTCCTCGAAGCCGACGACGCCGCTGATTGGCCCCACGTCCTTGCGGACCTCGCCGAAGCCGGCACGGTTGCTCCCCGGCTGCCAGTCGGCCACGCTGTTGCGGGCTGACCACCAGAACTTCGACGGGTTGAAGGCGCCGGCCGCGCCGTCATCTACGTTCGCTCCGAACAGGTGCGTCTTGATGGTGGCGATGTAGCGCATCCTCGGCGTCAGAACCGAGGTGATCGCATTGGCGAGCGCGCCGAGGGAGGCGCTTACCTTCAATGGGTTGGCGACATCGGCGCACAGCACGTTGTTGCCAAAGCGCGTGAAGCTCCAGTGCGTGGCGCCCGCAGGAGCCACGCCCCCGAGCGTCGTCTGGATAGCACCGCTCAGATACGCAATAAAGTTGGCACCGCCGTAGTAGAGAGGGTTGGCGCCAGCCAGAGAGGGGAAAGCGCGGCAGCCGCGGACCACTGTGTTCGTATCGATGGTGTGGCGCACGAGCTTACGAACCGGCTGGTAGAGGCCGGACGAGTAGACGACGTTGAGCGCCGACGAGAGCCCGGAGTCTCCATACTCGGGCTCGTCCGGAGCCCACTGGCCGAATTCGTAGAGGTGGTGGTTGAAAGGATCCGGCATCAGGGCTTATTGATGGTGAGACTTTGGCACGGGTCCCCGTAGGTACAGAGCCACAGGATCGAGGGCACGAGTTCAACGGTGGGGGTCCCGGCCGGGGAAAGAATCCCCGCCGAGGCCAGCCTGCCTTGGGCAATGATCGTGTCCTGTTTGGGAATCAGCACGTTGCAGCCAAGGAGGGGGGACTCCTCTTCACCGCACCGCACGGCGACCCCGGTGTAGCGGATCCCGTCCGGGGTTTGTTCGGCAACATTGACGACGAGGTAGGAGACGAACTCCTCGCCCTTCGGCCCGCCATACACAACACTCTTGACCACCCCCCGGATGGTAGCGGCGTTTTCTGGGTTGACGGCCGAGGCGAGCGACGGCAGCAGAAGCGCAATCAGCAGGGCGGCGGCGAGCTTTCGCATGGGGCTTCTCCGGGTATCTTGCAGGTGTAGTCCTACGGCGTCGAACCTAGCACATCCGTAGGACAGGCGCTAGTACCCGTCGAAGGCCATAGGTTCTATGAACCTCGGCGTCGAGAGTCGAGCCCCGCGCTGCTCAAGCGCGCCACGGGCCTGAAGGTAGCTCTGGAGTGCGGCGTCGCCGCGGCCGTCCTGGGCGTGGATCACCTGAGAGTAGAAGAGGTACTCAGCGTAACAGCGGATCATCTGGTAGCCCTCGGCGAACCAGGCATTCACCGTGGGCGAGGCCGGATAGGAGTCGGCCATCGCCGTCGTGCCGTCGGGCTGGAAGAAATCGAAGGCGCTCGTTCCGGTGTTGAACTTCTTGAAGAGGGTGCCGGGGGCAGAGTAGGCCGTCGCGCGCAGGTTGTGGACGGTCGCGTCGGGAGTGGGAAACAGCTCGATCAGCTTGTTCCACCAGCTCCAGTAGGTGGGCTGGGACTTGCCGGGATCGTGCTCGCGCCACTGGAGCATCACCGGCCACGCGACGCGCTGGAGGCGGTAGAGGTTCGTCGAGTCCTGCCCGATCTCGAGCCACGGGTCGCCGACGATCTCGACGACGCCCTTCGGGAAGCCGCTCGTGGCCTCGCCGTAGCCGCTCTGGGCATCGACGGTCGCCACCGTGAAGCCGGCTGTCTCGTTGAAGAAGAAGCCATCGCCGCGGTGGGCGTCGATCGCATCGACGATGCACCGCTTCACCTTCTCGGCGTCGCCCGAGGGCCTCCCCGCGTTGGAGAGGATCTCGTTGTACATCGTGGCCCAGGTCGTCATGCGGAAGAAGGGCCGGAGCGGGAGGGGATCCCGCCCCGGCCTTTACCTCGGTAGCTCACTTCCACCCGGATCTAGGTTTCGACCTGGATCTGCTCGTCACCCCAGAGGGTGTTCGTGACCTCGACGCCGAAGCCGAGGATGGCCGTCTTCACGTCGTCGGGCGCCGTGGTGAAGATCGCCTCCACCCAGAAGCCGTCCGACTCGACGATGTAGTTGAGGCCCGCCGGCACGTTGAGGTACTGGACGAAGCCCCCGGCCGTGCCCGCCTGGGTGGCCGTGCAGGTCACGAGGTTGATTTGCGTGGTGCCGTCGTTGAGGCGCACGGTGCAGACGCCGCTCGGGGTCGCGTCCTCGTCGAACTCGTCCGAGAAGCTGAGCACCGCGTTGGTGATCTTGCAGCCCTTCGCGACCTTCGGCCCGAGCACCTTGTCGTTGACGACCGCGTACTCGCGGGTGGCCTCGTCGCAGATGAGCCAGATGTTCGCCCCGCGAGGGAACCGGGGCGGGTAGTTGTAGCTCTCGTTGGTGTAGGTGGTTGCCATTGTCTTCTGTGCTCCTACGCCCTAGTAGAGCTGGTGGAGATCGCCGCTGCCGCTCACCCGGTCGGCCGAGTAGCAGGTGACGACGATCTTTCCGTAGTCCCGGGCGGTCCCGCTGACCGTGAACCGGGGGGAGCCCACGCCGACGACGGCGGCCGCCGAGGCGTAGTACTTGTCCCCGTGGTCCCAGGTGCCCGAGTGCCAGTAGAACTGCTCCTCGGCGCCGCGCTCGCGCCGGCCGTAGCCGGTGACGAGGCAGCCCGCACCGAAGAACACGCACCGCCGGCTGTTGGTGACTGCGGCGGACGTCGAGCTGTGCGTACCCTGCACGATGTGCGGCTCGACGAAGATGAGGGTGTTGCGCCACTTGCCGCTTGCCCGGTTGAAGAACGGGTTGTTGCGCGCCTCGCCGCCCTGGAGGGCCGCCTTCATCACGTCGTACCACTGGCTCGACGTCTTGCGGAGGTCCGCCATGACGTTCGGGTGGATCAGCAGCCCGTAGTACTCGTTGTCGTCGATGATGAAGGGGGCGATGGGCGGGGTCAGCTGCTCGCCGATCGTGACGAGCTCGTCGATCACGTCGAGGTCGAGCAGGAGCGTGCTGTCCGCTCCCACCGCCTGGTCCGTGCCGGCGCCGAGGCCCGAGCCCACCCGGTAGATGTGCTGGGTGTCGGGGGCGTTCGGGGTGTTGTTGCCGGTGTAGCGCTTGTTGGTCTGCCGCGTGTTGCCGCAGAGGTGGTTGACTGCCATCACCGCGCGGCGATCCTTCCACCAGTCGCGCAGGAGGCCCTTGGCGACCTCGAGCACGTCGAAGGTGACGCGCTGGCGATTCATGCGGCCGCCGGTCTGGACGCCGTGGCGGATCTGGTCGATGAGGATGTCGAAGGTCGAGGTGTCCGGGGACGCCTCCTTGCCTTCGAGAACCTCGTCGCCAATCGTGCCAGGGGCCGAGGAGAGCTGGAATGCCATCGTCGTGCGGATGCGGTCCCCTTCGGACTTCTCCGCGTCGTCGAGCGTGATGAACGCGTTGGTCTTCCAGTCCTCTCCGGTGAGGCCCTTGAGCTTGGGGTTGTAGAGCGCGTCGGACTTCCGATGCTCCACCCACAGCTTGCGACTCCAGAGCTTGACGGTTTCGTTGGAACTCGCGTCGTAGTAGCGAGCCATCGTCCGTTGCTCCTCGCCCCGTCTGGGGCAGTGATTCGAGAGGCGTCTAGCTGCGGTGCCACTTACGGGGGCGCCACTGCCGGAGATGCCTCGGAATCACGCTCCGAGAAGGCGGGAGGCTCTGCGCTGTCTGCCCGGTAACGCCTGGGCCGGCGGAAAAAGCGGCGGGGAAGCCCCGCCTTTTCTATGAAGCTCGCGAGGAGTCTACCCCCCCGCCGCTGCCTCGGTCAACTTCTTCCAGCGTTTCGGGTCCTTCGTGTACTCGTCGAACTCGTCGTCGTCCATGTCGGCGAGCGAGCCCAGGGTCACCGGGCCCTTCCGCGGCGCGCGCTCCAGGCCGGCGAGTCCGGCGCCGCTCTTCTGGAGATTCCGCTGGAGCTCGCCCGCCTTGCCGCGGGCCGGCGCCCGCCGGGCGCCGTTGCCGTTCTGCGCGGGCGCCAGCTGGCCGGGCTGCCAGCCCTTCTGCTGTGCCACGGCGTAGATGATCGAGGCGAGAGACTTGCGGTCCCGGTACGCCCCCACCTTGAGATTGCCGATGGCGCGGGCCACGTACTGCCCCACATGGTCGGCGAGATCGTCCTCGTCGGCGTTGGGGTTGGCCCTCTTTGCCGCGTTCCAAGTGTCCCGGGCGATGGCTTCGAGCATGAAGTCCTCGGCCTCGCCGTAGTCGGGATGTTCCCCGTGAAACACTGCGGCATCGTCGGCGACGTAGCGGTCCACTTCCGCCACCTGGGCGTTCAAGTCCCGCGTGGTCAACTGCTGCTCGAGGCCCTCGATCTTCTGGAGAAGGGGGCTCACGAGTTGCTGAATGTGGCCCTTCAGGTGCCCGAGCGGGTCCTGATCCTCCGGCGGCAGCCGCGGACCGGCGTCGGGGAGGAGGTCGGAGACGTCGGCGCCGGACGCCTCGGCGATGCGCCGCATGAACACTTCGTGGCGCTGCTCGAGGCGCTGCTGGCGGGTCGCCAGCTCGGCCGCGTGCCGCTTGGCCGCGCGCTTCGCGTCCCGCTCCTGGCGGATGGCGCGGTTGAGGTTCGCGATCTGCTGGTCGCGCGGGTCCGGGGCCTGCGGCTGCTCCTGCTTCGCCTGCTTCTGCTCTTCCCGCGGGCCGGGGACCTCGGCTTCGGCTAGTTCTTCCTCGCTCGGCCCGTCGGCTTGCTCTTCGGGCTCTTCCCCCGCGTCGATCCCGTCGTCGCCGTCGAAGTCGTCAGCCATGCATCCT